TGTTGAAAGAGAAACATCAAAAATCTAGGGAAGAAAAGAAAGAACTACCAGCTATTAATTTAGTTGAACACACAAAGGAGGACAACGTGTTTGATGTAGAATATCACGATGTACCTGCACAATACGCTACAGAAGATGGTATACCAATGCGTAAATGGGATAACTGTACTACAGTCTTGAGTGACCTAGACCCAACAAGATTGCACTTTGTACGTGTCCCATATAACCATATCGTTATCGACTTCGACTTGAAGAATGACAAGGGTGAAAAAGACTTGTCTATGAATTTGGCTAAAGCATCTCTATATCCTAAGACTTACACTGAAGTGTCTAAGTCTGGAGGAGGAATTCACCTTCATTATATTTATGAGGGTAATGTTGAGGACTTAGCTAATGAGATTGAACCTGGAATTGAGATTAAGAAATTCACAGGTCATACAAGTCTTCGTCGTAAGTATACCAAATCTAACAATGAGTTTATTGCTCATATTTCTTCTGGTCTTCCTTTAAGAAAGGATGAACAAGTGTTTAAAGATGTAGAGGATATTGTATGGACTAGTGCAAGTCTACGAGGTTTCGTTGAGAAATGTTTAGCTAAAGAACATCACAATGCGACTAAACCAGAAGTAGACTTTATCGCTAAAGCCATGAAAGATGCAGAAGAACAAGGTCTTAAATACGACTTGTCTGATATGAAGTACAAGGTTAAAGACTTTGCAATGAGTAGTTCTCATCAACGAGACAACGCATTAAAAGTCTGGACATCTATTAACTGGAAGACAATCGAAGAAGAACCAGTAACACAATCTAAATCGTTATTTGTTCCAGAAGAAGATATTTACTTCTATGACTTGGAAGTATATCCTAACTTGAATATTCTTTGTTTCAAGAAGTACGATGGTACATTGTCTGAAGACCCTAAAATTGCACACAAACAATTGTTTGGCTCTATTCCTGAAGAAGTCTGGGAGTCTGGTGAGTCTTGGACAAGTCCAGATAACACAATGGGTGTATGGTATAATCCCACTCCAGCTATGTGTGCATCTATCATGAATAAAGCTCGTGTAGGGTTCAACAACCTCAACTATGATGCTCATATTTTCTACGACATGTATTGTGGTAAGAAACCTATCGAAATCTTTAATCAGTCACAAATGATTATTGATGGGCCGCGAGCTAAGAACCCAGGTAAGCGTGGGCCTGCATACTCTATTGACTATGCCGATATCTACGAGTTCCATGATATTAAGATGAGTCTTAAGAAGTGGGAAATCAAGATTGGATATCCTCACGATGAGTTTGAGTTCCCTTGGGACAAACCTCTAGCTAAAGAACACTGGGGTCGTGCTGGTAAGTATTGTATGAACGACGTAGGTGCCACTGAGTTCTTGTGGAAATACCATTTAACACAAGATGCATTTACAGCTCGTAAGATTCTATGTACAATTACAGGCATGCCTCCAATCAATAAAACTCAAACTTTGGGTGAACGTTTCTTATTTGACAACGATCGAACACCTCAAGACAAGTTTAATTGGTATGACTTGGCTAAAGAATTCCCAGGATATAAATACGACAAGTTTGGTAATCCTAAATCAACATATATGGGTGAAGCTACATCCGAAGGTGGATATGTATATGCTGACCCAGGAGTGTATGAGAATGTTGTAGTATTAGATATTGCATCAATGCACCCGCATAGTCTAATTGCAATGAACTACTTCGGCCCTTATACTCCTAAGTTTGAAGGTATTGTTAAACTACGTATGGGTATTAAGACTGGTCATATTGATGAGGCTCTTAAAGCATTTGATGCTATTGATAAGAACTTCTCAGAACAACTTAAACCATATTTGGAGAATGCTGCCGAAGCTAAAGGTCTTGCCCATGCTCTTAAAATCATTATCAACATGATTTATGGTATGACGTCTGCTCCATACCCTAATGCTTTCAAAGATCCTCGTAATATCGACAACTGTATTGCTAAACGTGGTGCTTTGTTTATGGTACAACTTAAACACGAAGTACAAGCCAAAGGATACAAGGTTGTTCATATTAAGACCGACTCAATCAAGATTGCAAACGGAGACCAAGCTATTATTGATTATTGTATGCAACGAGCTCGTGAATATAAATATGAGTTCGACCATGAACATACATACGACCGTATGGCTTTGGTTAACGATGCTGTTCTTATTGCTCAAGTCGGATGGCCTGAGAAAGAGAAAGGAAAATGGGAAGCAGTTGGTACTCAATTCGCAGTACCTTATATCAAGAAGACATTGTTTACTCACGAAGAAATCAAGCCAGAAGAATTCGCTATGCTTAAACAAGCCAACGGTGGATCTATCTTTATTGGTAATAAGTTCGTAGGTAAGAATGCTTATATCTATCCTTCTCGTACTGGTGGAGAGGCTATTGTTAAACGTCCTACAGATATCACACAATCTATCAAGTTGCGTTACGACAAACCTATTGAGAGCTATTTACCTAAACGTGACCAAGTTGGAACACCTCAAGAGATTGAGCAACGTCGTATTGAGCGTATTGCTAGAGAAGTTAAGGTTGAACCTGCTACTGTTCAGGAGATTGTTGAATCTAACTTTGATAAGTATATTATCGATAAACCGTCAGCTCTTACAGGATGTTCTGGTTATAAATGGAAGCTCTGGGACGAGTTCAAAGATATTGAAGATGTTGACATGATGTATTACAATGACTTACGTGCTAAAGCAGTTGATGCTATTTACGCAGTTGGCGATGGTAATATAATGTTCAAAGACACTATGTTTGAAAGGAAGAACAATGAAAAAATGGTTGTTTAACTTTCTAGAGAGGATTAGGTCTCCTATCCTTTATCTAGTTACAGTAAGCCAGGCACAAGCTGGTGATGATGAAAATACAATGGGTATTAAAGTATTCCAACTTGCAATGCCTAAACGAAGTCTAAAACGACTGACACAAGCGTATGAGCTTTCACCTTTACAACAACCTTTCATTGTTCTGGATTTAGACGATAAAAGTAAGATCAGTATTAACGTGAATGCTGTACGAGAAATCTCTGCGATACCTTGTAAAGATGAGGCCGAACTTAAAGAGTTTGTTAAATCATCTGAGTTTACGTACAACAAGATTTGGATTGGTATGCGTGAGGTGATTATTGATGGATGATAAAGATATTGTTCGTTTGATTAACATCATGAAACCTCACATTGAATCTAAACGTAATCGAGCACATGTCGATATGGACGAACTACTATCGTTAAAGATGGTTGGTATGTCTGATGCTAAGTGTGCAGATTATTTCAATGTCAGTCCTAGTACGATATATCGCAGAGTACAACAATTAAAGAAAGAAGGTAAACTATGATTTTATCTCATAGATATCTGTATAATATTCCAGATAAACTACACCCGCGACCGTTTAATGAACTATATAATGTAGTCTCAGACTATAGGACTTTTATTCATATTTGTAGAAACAAGGCAGATATGTCATCACTAGAGTTCGACTATCAACAATCACTACACACACAAGAAAGTGTTGTGGAAGATGCATGTAGATTTGAACTTGGTGCTGGGAATAAACGTTTATATTTATTCCAAGGATATTTCAAGATTGATGATTATATTCGACAAAAGATTAAAGATACTGGTGGGAAATTCCATGTAGAGATTGAGGCTATTGATGTTGAAGATAGTCACAAGTCAATCTTATTCCGTGGAGATGATAACTACGTGTTGTATGCTTCTACATCTTCAAGACCTACAAATAAAGAAAAAGTATATATTGATTCGACTAAAACGTCTGGGGGTTCGTTCGTTAAAATCAAGTACTCTTCTGGATATTATTATGAGGAGATTATTCCATGATAATCAAAGAGCTCCAGCCTATGCGACGTATCATCCAAGGAGGAGGTAAACGCATATTAGGCGAACGAAGTAAAAGGGAGCGAGACTTATTTGGTAACACGAACTGGATTAACAACAAGTATGGAAATGATAAAACTGGCGCTATAAAAAATTGGAATAAAGATACCAACGAATTCAAAACTATTATGGAATGTGAATATTATCCAACATACGGTTTATCTGTTGAGGATATTACATACTATATCCATGCTTGTGAGGGAGACCTTGAAGTAATCCTACGTAATCCTAACTTGCTAGATGGCGAGAGTCACAACATATTCAACAAGACTGTACGCTATCTAAAAGAGTTACCTATATCTCGTTGTGCAAACTACTTGTACAATCACCCTGAACTTCTAGGTTCATTTCTATATGACCCTAACACAAACTCATTCATGTCGAAAATGTCTGATTATGAAGTTCGATATGATATTTATTCACTATTAGTAAAGAAAAAATTCGGAAGGTATGTCGCAAATCACAAGAAACTCGACACGGCATTACTAGCAAACTCGTGGGGTGAGGATAGAGTCCCTGAGGACTCTCCTTACAACCACAACAGAAAGAAAGGAAAATAACACCATGGCACTTACAATCAACAACAACCGCATTTCATTCCCTAACTCACGTCTTCGTTTTCGTAATTTTGCAGGAATTAACCGTGATGGTTTTGCGGACAGACGCACGTTCTGCGTAGATATCGAAGATGAAGACTTGGTACAAGACCTTATTGAATATGGTTTTAATGTTAAACAAACGCAACCAATGGACCTTGCTCGATATGAAGAAGTTGCTAAACAGAATGAATGGACTGAACCATACGATCAGTATATTGCAAACTTTGTACCTACACATTATATTCAAGTTAAAGCAACAAACAAAGCTGGTGAACCAATTAAAGACTTTGTTAAAATCTACAACATTGATGATGCTACAGGCAATGCTGTACGTATTGACAATGCAGACCAAGCATCTCTTGCAAGTCTTGATAATTTATTCTACAAACATGCTGACGTTGTAGCGTCTGTATATGAATGGCATTATCAAAATAACTCAGGATTCAACTTATATTTGAATGCAATTTATTTCCACACAGAACCATATTCAGGTGGTGGGGACGAGTTCTATCAAAAATACGTACTTGGTCAAGACACTGCTGATGAACCAGAACTCCCATTTGACTAATGCCTTTAGAATCATATCTAGAGCGTAGAGTATGCGCTACTATACGGAAATGGGATGACCATATTTGGGTACAAAAGAACGACCCGAATATTATACAAGGTTTTCCAGACCGTGTCGTATTCTACAAAGGTAAGGTCGCATTTCTTGAATTTAAAAAGGATAGTAAGGCACCAGCAAGACCTAATCAAGAATGGTATGTTAAGACTCTGAATGAGGAGTTTGGTTTTGCTAGGTTTATATATCCTGAAAACGAGATAGAAGTTCTTGAAGCGTTAAAAGAGTTTCTATTCTAATCCGACGGGCCATGTCGAGAGATTCGCCCAATAGAGAGGAGAACTATGGACGATTTTTATAAGTATGAAAGATTGATGATTTCGTTCGGGTTTGTTTGGTCTGAGGCTGATAATCTATTTATCAAGGAAGATGATAACTATATTCCTGAAGTCACAGTAGAACAAGCTAAAGATATGTACAAGGTTATCTATGGCGATTAAATTTGGGGAAATCGAATTATACGAAGACCAAGAAATAGCTTTAAACAAACTATCTAGCGGTAATGTCCTTGTAGGTGGAGTTGGTTCGGGGAAGACATTCGTGTCTATATTCTGGTATTTAAAAAACTATCCAGATAGACCATTGTTAGTAATCACAACTCCGTCTGCGCGTGATATGGTTAAGAAGGGACATACAAAACCAGACTGGCATGAGTCTATTGAGGCTTGTGGTATTAGTGAAGATAGATATATGGTTGATAGCTGGAACAACATTGAGAAGTACAAGAAGGTTAGAGACGTTTGTATTATATTTGATGAACAAAGAGCTATCGGGTATGGTAAATGGGCTAGAACATTCATACATTTAGCAAGGTTTAATAACAACGCTTGGATAATGACAAGTGCAACTCCAGGCGATGTTTGGATGGATTACGTTCCTCTGTTTTGTGCTAATGGGTTTTATAAACACAAGACTGACTTCTGTAATCAACATGTTATATGGAACCCTCATGTGAAGTTCCCTGCAGTACAACGATATGTTGGTACGGGTAAACTAAATGCTCTACGTGAACAAATCCTTGTTAAGATGGACGATAAACGTAAGACAGTTAGACATAAATCTGTTAAGCATGCATATTACAACGTGGATAAGTATAACCTGATTGTTAAAGAACGATTTAATTATGACACAGGTATGCCTATTCAGAATGCATCGGAATTCACACATTGTCTAAGACGTGTTGTTAATACAAGTCCAACTCGTGCTATATTGTTGTTAGAACTAACTGAAAGATATGACCGTATTATTGTGTTCTACAACTACACTTACGAGTATGAGATGATTGTTGAACAAGCAGAGAAGATAGGTATGAAATGGGCTGCTTGGAATAGAATGAAGCACGAGAATGTACCAACTGGGGATAAATGGTGGTATATTGTCCAGTACAATGCTGCTGAGGCTTGGAATTGTATTACAACTAACTGTATGGTGTTCTGGTCACTTAACTCGTCTTACCGCAAGATGGAACAGGCTGAAGGACGTATAGACCGTCTAAACACTTCGTATAAAGATTTATATTACTATTACTTCTTGTCTGATGCTGTCATTGATAAACGTATCATGGTGGCGATTGAGAACAAGAAAGCATTCAATAACTCAGCCTTTGCTAAGAAATACTACGGGCTTGAGTTTAGTAAGGAGAAAACAAATGAAAATTAAATTGACTAATTATGCATGGAATGCGGAAACAAAAGCTAAACATGATATTCAAATGTCAAGTATTGTGGATTTGGATTCAATCCTCATGTTTATTCCTAAATACGCTCTTGGGTTTGGGTATCGTAAACCTGTTCTTGCTAATGATGGTAGCGATTTGAATGACCCAACTCCAGCAGGAGCTCGTGGTGAACGTGGAGGAATTATGAACCTCTACGATACAGCATTTTCTGGATACGCCGCTCTACCTGTAGGTTACATTGCTGTAATGAAGAATGGTAACTACGTTCCATTTACAGACTTTGAAACACCTTATAACAGTGACAAGTGGTCTGTGTTTGATAATCTTTCTCTGGAAGATTGCAATCAATGGATGGAATTACAAAAAGAACAAACACATATTGACCACTCAGTGTTGGACTCTATCACAGATAGTATTGACCTGGAAACTAAATACTACGCGATGTATCAAAAACCATACACACAAAGTGTTGTTGAAGTACTTGATATGGGGCTTGATCATATTCAACGCAAGATTAACGATTTACAAGACGAATTCCTAATCCTTGTTAAAACTGACGAACCAGCTCAGCACGATAATGCTCGTAAGACATTTAAATATCTAGCTAACTTTAACACAATCATCAATGTTACACGTGCATCTACATACCAACCAGACTACACCACTAGTACAAACCAAATCGAACAACCTTATATTCCTGGATTTGTATTTGATTACACTTGTGATAGTGACGTTATGAAAGATTTGCAACGTATTACAGGACAATCTGTATCTCAAGGAGCTGATAATATGAGTCTTGATGGTAAAGAATTCTCTGAAGTAACATTCCCTGCACCATATTTCACTTACAATAAGTCTAGTGACATTGTTGAATATCGTGCTGGTAATCTATTCCATAATGCTGCTGAATACTACAAACATTTCACTAACCGTTTTAAATATTAAGGAGTTATTATGACTGCTACATTTGATAAAAACGATTTTAAACTAGTTATTGGTTATGCTGAAGCTATGTATATCAAGAACTACGGTTTTGATGATGTTGATTTGAATGGTTGTCTCAATGCTGCTCAGTTTATCAAGAACAGCGAAGGTTACGAACCTATGTTGATGGAACGCTGGGTTAAACAAGACAATGGTGAAATCAGCTTCCGCATGGTAAATGCACCTATTATCCTTGATGGTGTATACGACGCTAATAAGACCATTGCTGGAACTCTCAAGATTAAAGATGGTTCTGGACAAACATTTGGTACCTTCCGTGATACCATTGTGGAAGAAATGAAGACCGTTATTGAAAAGGTTGCCGAAGAAAATCGTCGTGTTACTATTAACATTAAGAAGGATACTGACGATAAGTATTATATCAACAGCGTTGGCTGGGAAGTTGGTGTTATGAATACAACAGAAACCCTAGCTACTCCTATGGAAGCAGACCCAAATCAACACAACTATTCACTACAGAGAGGATATTAAATGGAATGGAATGACCACTGGCGATTAGAAGGACGCCATGCGACACTTAGCCCATCAGGATATCATTGGTTGAACTATGACCCTGATAAGATGCGTCGTGTGACTTGGAATAACTATTCTAAGGAAGACGGCACTAAGATGCACGAACTAGCATCCAATATGATATTGTATAGCATCATGCCTGAAAACAATGAGAACGCTCTTAATCAATTCGTTATTGACGCTCTCACAATGTTTGACGAATCAATGTCGTCTGAAGTATTGTTATATTACTCTGACGAGTGTTTTGGTACTGCTGATGCTATTTACTACGACGAGGAGACGAAACACTTACAAGTTCATGACTTGAAGACTGGTGTATCTAAACCGTCGTTCAAACAACTCTGGATTTATTGTGCGTTGTTCTGTTTAGAATATGACAAGAAACCAGAAGACCTAACATTCGAATGTCGATTGTATCAACTCGGTGCAATGGATATTGATAGTCCAGACCCTAAAGATATACGTGCAATCATGAATCAGATTGTATCTATGTCTAATGTTATTGAAGGTGTTCGTATTGAACGTCGTATGCAGGGATTTAAATAAAATGTTTTTATTTTCCAGGTGTATAATAGAGAGGAGGATGACTTAGATGTCGTTCTCTTCTTTTTATTTTGGGCCTACCATGACAACCCGACAAATATTTCGCAAAAATAAATTTAGAAGATAATAAAGGATTTCTTTAAGTTGTGCAAGCTAGAAAACTGAAAGTAGTATATCACCTCGACGCAACTATTACACCTGCGTGTTATAAATAGTGTATAGCAACTTAAACGAAATTTAGAAAACAATGTATATCTTAACAACGTTTTAATACTCTTTCCTACATTGCTAGAACAATCTTGGGCTATTTCCTTCTTGCCAAAAATAATAGCCAACATACTAAAAAGAAAGTAGAACAAAATTTTCATCATCCTAAAGTGAGGTTTTAGATTCGACTAGTAATACAGAATATCACAGTCATGGGTGATACTTTCTGTTGAGCACACAATTGTAGACGAATTAACTTTTTATTCATAACATCTCCAAATTAAATATAGTTAGTTAAAAATTCAGTCCAACTTTTCATTTTTCAATGTCCTTTTTATATATAATAATTTTCCTTCTTTCTACATTCAAAATTATATAAAACAGGTCTATGATTGTGTGTTCTGCAGAGAGTATTACAGCTCTCTCTTAGTAAGAATCGGCTTGCTAAGAACTTTACTATTTTATTATTCTATATCGTGTGTCGATGGATTGAGACCGCAAAGACCAGTCCATCATATTTTGAGTTGCGGAGAGCTATGCTCTCTGTTAAGTGTACTAGCGGCCAATAATTAACTTCCTTATTATTCCCTATTTATTTCCCTATGAAAACGATTTACCATTAGACATTTATATATGTACCTCTTATGAAATAATATTTTAATCCTATAAAATAAATTTTATGTTCCGAAAATGGTCGTTAGTATGCTTTACAGAGATTATAATCTCTACACTTTATTTGTCTTAAGGAGGAATTGAAATGACAAAGAAAAAAGACAACCTTACAAGTTACATTGAAGAACGCCGTAAATGGCTGGAAGACCTTGAGTCTGGATCTTGTAACTTTATTGCAGGTGAAATAATACCTACTGATTTGATTAACCAGCAAACTATGTTTGATGCGTATCGCAATCTTAATCAGACATTTGTAGACAAAAACCACGACTATGGTGGTAGTTTTGAGGAGAGTTTAAATGATTTTGGAACAATTGCTGGCGTTATTCGTATTGGCGATAAGTATAATCGTTTGCGGACGCTTACTCGAATGGATATTGGGGGAAGGGTTAGTGAGTCTCTTACTGATACTCTTCTTGATATGGCTAATTATGCAGTAATGACTGCTGTATGGCTTCAAGGAATTGAGGAGGAAAGGAAATATCGTAATGAAACTGCTAAAAAGTAAAGGATTAACTCAGGCTCTATGTGTAACATTATGCTTATTGTGTACTGTTGTTTGTGTTATCTCTACAGGTATTACACAACAAAAAGGAAAACAAGTAAAGGAACCACTCAGCGCTAAGTCTGAACTACCTAAAAACCAGGTGATTGTTTATCGTATTTATTACAATGAAAAAGACTCACCTACAATCAAGGTTGAGCATGGTAACGCAGATACACCTATTGATTTGAAAGGAACTGGAAATGGAAGCAACCACGGCGGCTAAGAAGATTACAGGTAAGAAACTTGTGCTTCGTTATATTGGTAAGACTACTGAAATTGTACAAGTAGCAAGCGATGTTCTTATTACAAAAGACTCTATTATGTTTCTTGAAATGATTGACAACGTTGGACGGCTACGTTCGGTATGGTATAGTCTTGATGGACTAGAGTCATTTAGTTATGAAGGCGATTTGAAGTATCTTGCTGAGGATAAAACAATTAAAATCTCACCGAATATGTAAAAGAAAGGATTTATTATGAACGAGATTAAATTGGCTATTGGGCGTGTTGCGAAAGAATACGACGAGTTAAGATGGAAGACTGGGCGTCTCGAATCAACCGTTGCTAATCTTGATAAGAATAATAATTTCTCAGAAAAACACAAAGAGCTACTTAAAGAACAACTATCAGTTATGCATCAATATTTAGATATCTTGGAACGACGATTGAGGTTGTTTGAGCAAGCTTTGGAATCAAACGATATTCCGAAAGAGTTCGATAAGAAATTTAATTTTTAGTTAAAAGTTAAAGAGTTCTTACCAGGGCTCTTTCTTTTTACCTCTTGTATAATAGAAAGAGAGGAATTATATTATGTTAGAACATTTAAAAGATAAAGACGTTAAGTTTAGATTTAATGAACTTTTTCAAACGTTAAGACGAGAAGTAGGCGTCATAATAACGTATGCTGAAAGAGAAACAGGATATCTA